CGGCTTTCGTAAAGCGAATCGCAGGTTGTAATGCATTGAATACGTCTTCTTGTGCGGTGCGCTTCGGTATCCATTTGAATCGTGTGATCTGCATCATGACTCGGTCGCGCCATGCCGTCATGAACTTGGGGACTCGATACGGCGAGACAAGTTTAGCTAACCCGAACGCATCAACCGGTGACTGAGACGCTGGTGTACCCGTCATCATCCAGAGCCATGTGTGCGGTAGCACCAGCTTAGACAGCGCCTTCCAGCGTTTCGTGCTGGCTGTCTTGTAGGCGTTCGCTTCGTCAACGATGATTAGATCAAAGTTTGCTGCGGCGAGTTCTTCGGCGACAACGTGTATGCCGTCGTAGTTAATGATCGTGAAGTCATAGTTGTTGCGTATGATTTTCTTGCGCTTGTCAGACGGGCCGTACGCCACAGCACAAGTGCGGTGCATAGCAGTCTTCAGCACATCGGCTTGCCATGCCGAATACATGATCGAGAGGGGGCAGATGACGAGGACTTTCTTAACCAGCCCCGCATTCATCAAATAGTCCGCTGCCCAGATGGCGGCACTCGTCTTGCCGGTGCCCGCTTCGTTAAAGCAGAAGGCACGTTGTCGGACTGACAAGAACGCTGCGGTTTCTTTCTGGTGAGCGAACGGCTTGTAAATACCGGGCCACTTGTAATCCCGCAGCATAGGCGCTGGGACTTTGAATGCAGGGATAGCTACGTCACAGATGTGCGTGAGCCGCTGGACTTCTTCCTGTCCCCAGTAGAGCAGCAGCTCTTTCTCGTCACCTTCGGATTTGTGGATCTCGCACTTGTCGATGCATCCGTAGACATCATCGGCGAGTTGGTACGGCAGTCGAAACTGCAACACAGTGTCATCAATAATCTGCATAACTACTCCAATACTGAGACCCCTTACGGGGGTTAGTCGGTTAGTGCCCAGCCCGGAAAAGCAATAAAGCAGAGCCGTCACTAACAGACATGGTTAAGCGCGTGTGATTACGCTAGGGGGAAGTGGGTAAGAACCCCCTGTCCTCCACACTCATGCCTTGTGGGGACTACTTCATCGCACCGCTTGAGGTACGCTTGAAAGAGCGGTTGCGACGAACTGACTGGATTGTATATCCATCTTTGTTGGTGCCGCCTTTTGATAACGCTTTCTTGTGGGCAATATCTTTGCCCTCACGGCGGTCGGCTTTTCCGTTTCCATTTAAATCTTTACCAGTCTTGTCCACGGTTCGACGTGCGCGTTGTCGCTCCATGCGATCCGCGTGTTCCTGTCTTGCCTTCTGCTGCTGGTACTCTTTCTTGTACGGACGAGGTTTATTGACGTACGGCATTTTGTTCTCCAAACATCAAAGCAATCTTGATGGAATCAACTGGCCACAGGCTCATGCTCTTGTCTTCAACACCGCTCGACTTCAGACCTTCGTTCAAGGTGAGTGTCGGCTCTGGCAAACCAAACGTGACCAAGTTGATTGGTCGCCATCCCCCAAAGTTTATATCGCTTGTGCTCGTGTGGTTGGGGAAATTAGTAGTAAGGAAATACTTCGCGCCACTTTCGCATACGTTGAACAATGCTTTACGAACGGCATGGTTGGGGAAGTGCCCCAAGCAGTCCCTGCAGATTACGAGATCGGCTGTCGGCAGTTGGTCCGTAAGTAAGTCCAAGCAGACAAACGTCTTGTCAGGGTACTTGCTCTGGTTGCTGCTGATCAGGTCTTCAACGATGTCTGCTCCCGTGTAGTCAATCGACTCCATCGGTACTTGGCTCATCCAGTTAAAGTCACCGCACGGCAGGTCGAGGATGCTTTTCACGTTCAATCTTTTAAATAAGTCCGGAAGCTGACTAACCAAGTCGCGTGTCGATTGAATCGTAGAACCGGGGCCGCTTCGGCTCTCGGAACTGTTCCAAGCATTATCGGAATAAATTTCAATAAATACTTTTTTATAATCGCTGGCCATTATGGGTTTCCATCAAGTCTGCTGTCTGGTCCAGAGCACCTTTAAGATACTTGTGGAATCCAAAATTAACTTCAAACTTCTCCTGCAGCTTCTTGTGCGCGGCTTCTAGTTTTGCGTACTTCTCTTGACCAAGAAGTATTTCTGCTTTTAAAGCATCAATACGCACATGAAGGTCGCCGATTATTTTCCGTTTCTTGTCTATTTCCTTGTACGCATCGCGTATCTCTTCACCGTTCTTTAACTTCTTTATGCGATCAATTTTCTTTCTCAGTTCTTTTCTGAGTCGCTTAACTTCTAATTCCCATGACAAGATCGGGTCAATTTCATCTATGTGCATTTGCTACCTCACCCTTTGAAACTGACAGGTAGTCACCGGACACCAGCCGCACAGCGGGGTCGGGTTCTCAGGCCACTTGTCGTGTTCATGCGACAGTCTTAGACGCTCCAGCTCGGGGATGAAGTTTTCCCACATCGAGCTGACCTGTTCGCGCTTGTACTCTTCATCGATGAACGTGTTGTGCGCGACAAACAACAGTCCTGCTTTTATGTTATTAACCTGCGGGAAGTGAGCGTACGTCATCAGCGACATCAGTCGTAACTGCTTCACGTCTGGATACTTCGCACTTCCCGTCTTGTAGTCCACGATATGAGCGGTGTCACCGTTGACGATGAGCAAGTCCACGATACCGCGTACCCAATATTCCTCGCCGCCAAAGGAGCAAGGATTTAAATCCTCATTCAACGCCATGCGGTATTCAGGGAATCGTTCTCCGTCGATGCCGAGCAGGGCATCCAGCATGGGTCGATACCGCTCATAGTTCTTCTCTAGCGGCCTGCCATCTTTGACGTAGTTCTCCAGTGCACTGTGCACAGCCGTACCGTACAGCATCTGCTGCGTAGGCCGCTTCGTAAAATTCTTAGCAACCTTAACTTCGTAATACTGCCGAGGGCAGTTCACGTAATCCTTCAGTCCACTGTAGCTCCACTTAATCACTCAGCATTCTCCGTATGACTCGCCCCATTTGGCTTCACAGGCGACAGGTAAATCTGCACACCAATCTGGTGCAGTAGACATAACTTTTGTTATGAAATCAACTGCTTCTGTCGCTTCAGCTTTAGGGACAACCATCACGGCAGCGTCATGCACTGTCAGGACGGGTCGATATTTCTCCCGGATCTTAATCATCTGTTCGCCCACGATGATGCGGGCAAGTGCCTGCACCACGTTCTCCACCATCGAGCCGCCCCAGATGTTGACCGGCCCCTTGCGTGAGTCATAGATCATCTTGCCATTCTCATCTAGTCGCAGGTTTGCGTACCGGATGTGTAGATGATTCGGTAGTTCAATACCGTCCGGAGTGATCCATAGAGCTTCGCCAAAGCCCAAAGAGAAACTCTTCTTTGACCCTTTCATCATGGCATTTAAAGCACGGTCACACTCTGCCCAGAGATCCGGAATCTTGTTGTTCTCGGTGCGGTACACGGTCACATACCGCTTGGCTTCTTCCTCTGTGATGTCTGCCCCGGGTGGCTGCGTCTTCAGAGTGTGCCGGAGCTTCAGTGCCCCAGTGCCGTACCCAAGGCCGAGGATGCAGGTCTTGCCCACGAACCGCTCGACAGGGTCTTTCTTACTGATCTCCCTGCCGTAGATCTTGCTGGCAAAGATCGAATACACATCCTCGCCTTTGCGAAACTGCTCGACTACAGATGCTTGGCCAGCCAGCCACGCAAGGACGCGAGCTTCGATTTGCGAGGAGTCGCAGTTGATAACGACATGACCCGGCGGAGCCACCACCGAATTTTTGAGTGTCTTCTTTTTCTTATCTCGTGATGGAAGGTTTTGTAGGTTGACGGCGTCCATACCCGACCAGCGACCCGTGTGAGCGCCGTAATACTTGAGCGGGATAGGTAGCCGACCACGGTTCCTACCACGAATATGAATAAAGCGTTCAATTCTGCTTTCCTCCAGTGTTGATTTAGTACCCAGACGTACCGCGCAGAGTTGCTGGATGACTGGGTCTTCATGCCCCTGCAACTCAATAAACTTCTCGTCGTTCTTGGCAAACGCAAACGTCTCCTTGCCCGTCGTGGGGCTAGTCTTGGTGGGCGGCTTGATACCGTGATTCTCCAAGACCTTGGCAAACTGTTTGTTACTGCAGAGTTTCTTGCGTACCTCTTCCTCGTTCTCTGCTTTCAGGACATCTTTCAGACCGCCAAGTAGCTCCATCTTCTCGGCACGGATTTCCTCTAGTCGATCCATCAGCAAAGCGTCGTCAATCATCAGCATCGGATCGATGAACATCCGCAGCGTCAGATCAATCAGCTCAAGTTCTGTTCCCGGAAATCTTTCAGACAGACGATTAAAAAGATTAAAGGTAAGGTTAACGTCATTAATACAATAATTGCCGTACTGAGCAAGATCGATGTCAGTAAATTCACTACGCTTTTTACCCAAGGCATCTACCACCTCCGTGCCTTTCTTCCCTAAGTTATACCGCTCGACCAGAGCGGCAAGTGATCCCCCCGCATCTACGCCATGAATGGCTCGCGCCATGCAGAGCGTATCCATATAGAAAGCAGGCTTGATGTTAAAGATCCAAGCCAGTATCGCCCCGTCAAACAATGTGTTGTGACAGAGAAGTGCTGAGTGTTCCCAGTCAAACTTTTTAAGAAACGCTGCGATGTCGTTGTGCGATCCACTGAACCATTCGGTGGGTTCGTTGTCTGCCTTGACCGCAACACCAATCACTTCAAACCGCTTGTCGCGGATGTATTCCTCAGTCGTGTACTTGGATAGGCTGAACTCTTTCGAGTAGTACGTTTCGAAGTCCAGTGTGATAACGCTCACTAGTCAACACTCCACGTGTCAGTCTGCCGCTTCAGTCTTGGCCACTCAGATGCCGTGATGAAAGACTTATCCTGCACGAGGATGTGGTTAGTGGGCTGTGCCGTGAACCTACCGTTATCCAACTTGATAAAGTAGAATTCCTTCGACTGCTCCGGCTCCAAACTAAACCCATCCAGCATGGGTATTGCCGTGAACATATACTTTCCGGTCAGTTCTTTCTTTGACCGTAATCGAACGATTACAGGCACAGCTTCAAGAAACGGATACTCCACCATACTGAAATGGTGGCCATAACAATCCCATGTTTGGCTGTCGCTCGGCCCCCACTCCATAGATTCTGCGGTGATTTTGTGCGTCAGTTGATGCAGCGGTACGTTGCGGTATACCGCTCCGCATTCAAGCATCACATGACAGCCCCATGTGCGACCGGGATGGCTGACTAGACCAAACCATGACACTCGTAACCAATCTTCGTTGCCTAGAGCGTGTGGCTGCACGTAGCAGTATGTGTGTCGGGGTAGCGGCCCCGCGCCTGAGTAAATCATATGGAAGGTATCAGCCTATTGCATTTCCAACCTTTTGGAGTCTCGATAAACCCAGCGGCTTTTAAAGACTCCTGATTGCGGCGGTAGCCGCCCATGTATTTGTGCTTACGAAAGGATTCCGGATCGATGAAGGTCTGTTTGCAGCTTCTGCACTTTCTTACCTTTGCGACGCTTGCCATATCCTTGTGCCTTTACCTTTTCCAGTTCGTCTCGCAGGGCTTTGATCTCATCGGCACAACGCCAAAGAACCGCACCTGCAACCATAAATTTAAATTCAGTTGATACTTCCGGGCTGTTCATCTGAGCAGGCAGTTCGCGTATCAACTCCAGTATGTCGCCTTCCATATTCATTTGAATGCTCCCGGAGAGAGTTTGTAATTATGCATGAAGAGAGACTTGTCGAGAGCCTTCGGCTCTAATTTTTTGTTCAAGTAATCAATCCCAGTAAAGCGAATGTAGTCGTGCAGCGACCGCCGAGTACCAAGCCCATATACACCGACATCATCACCCGTCACGATGCGCTTCAGTCTATCGAGCGACCGCGCATTTAAAGCTTGCCAGTTTGTCTGACGTTCTACGCCGTCACTCCAGAACCGCTGCTTATAGGCAGAGACGTAGTAGTGGTAGAACATCAGGGGCGAGATGTGAAAGATGTTGTAGCCATGCGTCCATGATCGAAGCGAGACAGATTGCTCTTCGCCTTCAAAGAACAGATACGGATCGTAGGGCACTTCTTCTGCCCACTTGCCTAGCGTGAACAAACACCCTGCAGCAACAAGATAGCCCGGGACAAAGTGTCTCTTCGGTACATAGTCGCACTGAACGCCGACGAAATAGTTATCTGTAAACACTGTGTCTTTCTGTACGGGGCGGCACACCCGGGTCAGATGTATGAATTCATCCGGGCTTTTGATCTTCACTATCGGGTTGTTGATGATGTCGTCGTCCTTGGCTTCCATCGAGTACGGCATATTGGTAATCATTGGCCGCTCGTGGTGCTCCCGCAGATGGGTCATGGCTGCATCCATCAGCCGATCCCAGCCCGGTTCAAACCCGATGTGTGAGTCGATCTGAAAGTAATAGTCCTCGTTGCCCCATAGAGTTTGGCCTACGCTACGCGCCCAGCAGCAGCCCCGGCTCTGGTCAGGGTCAACCCGGACGTAGCGTATCTGCTTGCTGTACGGCAGCGATTTGTAATCAAACGCATCCTTCTCGTACGTCTGCTCCACGATGCCAAACACCAAGTGATCTTTGTTCTTGGCGTTCTCGTAGGCATCTTGCACTGTCCATGCAAGGAGCGGATCTCGATACGAAGCGATGCTGACTAAAGTTCTAAATGACTTCACTTTTCACTTTTGCGTAGTAGTTCTAACTCAGTCTTCAAAGTATTCAGCTCTAACAAGAGGACTGTAGCCTCGTCGAACAGTCCCGCTCTGCGAATATTCTCTAAGGATCGCTCGACGCGCTTCTGCTGACTTTGACCATAGCCCCACGGGGCAGCACTCATTTCTTCTTTCCACGCGCCGGGTGGGGATTGGTTGTCGATTGTCACTGTCTTTACGCTCGGCTTTAATTCTGTCGTCATACTGTCTTATCCCTCGGTGAACCGCACCCGCCATGTGATACTGCTTGATACCCCATAGCTCTACTAGGTCTTTGTATTTCACGCGCTCGTCGAGTTCTCGTGCCTTACGCTTACGCTCTAACAGAAACTTGTACTGCTCGAATGTCAGAACCACGTTGAACCTCGACAGCCTTGTGTAGACCTTACCTTCCTTTCTCTTATCTCGTCCCATCTCACATCTCTTTGGCTACCGCTAACCATTCGTCGCCGTATTCCACATCGCCCCAGTCCTCGAACCAAGGACCGCCTCGGGTGAAGTGAACCGCTACAGGATTCGGGCAGATGTTCTTCGTATGCCACCCTTCCAAGTAGTTATAGGCAATCGGCAACTCACCAATGTTTTCTTCCAGCGTCCACCGGAATTGATGCAAGTACATTCCAGTTGCAATGTTGACGGTCGTTAAAGTTAGGTTTTGCTTTACATCTGGATGATCACAGTTCAACAGCATCAGGCTAGACCAATTCTTCTTCGGATACTTGTGCTGTAGATTACCGTCCATCTTTGTCGTTTCTTTCGGCTTGTACTTATGCTTTACGCATAGTACGGCGTACTTCGGATCGGCGTAGTCCATGACTCCTGCTACATCTCCTCGCCAGAAAAAGTCACAGTCCATGAACAACGCCCACCCACTGTATCCTGCAAGATACGGTGTCAGGAAACGAGTAAAGCTGAACTCAGTGCTACTTAACGGGTCATGCTCTCGCCAGTACACGTTCCGTTCACGCAGATCAGTTTGCTTGATCGGATTGATGTCGAGAAACACAGAAGAGTTCCTAGCCAAGGACTCCCGGCATACTTGATACGCAATGTCTTCACGACTGTCCCAACCGATAAAAACCTTCACGCACCGCACTCCTTCCTCGTCTCTTCACGCACCAATACCAACAACTTACTCATCACTTCGCTTTGCGTTTTTGGTTTGCCTTGTCGATGGTTCTCGTCGAACTGATTCGCCATTGCTGTAATGATTTCCCAATCAATTTGGGCAAGTTTGAGATCGTCACCGATCTGCGCCCAGACTTTCTCCTGTGGCGGCATTTGCACTACGTGTTCTGGTTTAATCTCCAAATAAGACACATCGTCATCGTTTGAAGTCATTTCTGATCTCCTGAATCAATTCTTGAATCTGATTAGTCCACGGAGCTGTCATGCCCTCGCGGGGAAATAGTTTGACTGTCGGGTAGAACAGACTGTTACGCTCGTCCTTGTGGTTCCAATACCAAAGTTTGTTTGCATCAAGCACATAGGTCGGCCTACCCATCGCCCCTGCAATATGCACGTTGGCGTTCGATACCGACACCACCGCATTACACAACGACATAATCGCCGCCACGCCTTCCAAGTCAAAGAAGTTACTAACGGTGGTCTGCCACACTTGCTTGCCTGTCTTCTCCTCAAACGGCTCGATGTCATGATCAGGTTTGCCATACTGGAGATTGACTACTTTGACATTCGGGATATCCCACAACCCAAGCAATTCTTCCAACGCCACGCTCTTGTGCTTGTCGATACGGGGCGCGGTGCTTGCCCACGATAGGCCAATGACGAATTCTTCTCCGGTCAGATTTAATTCTTGCTTGACCTGTTCAATACGCTTCGGGTTAGGCTTGATGTAGTTCGTACTGCGGTACTCGGAAATGTCTTCCCTTGTCTCGATAAAGTGTCTGCCGATACTCCCAATCGCAATTTGCGAATCGTAGTCAGAGTTCTTTACCTTGGAGTCATGTGGAATGAAAGTGATGTCAGGGTTAGCGCGTTGAAACAGTCCGATCATACGAACGTCAATCATGACCGTGACTTTCTTCGTACAACTCCTGACTTTTTCTAACAGACTTGCGTACAGTAACTGATCGCCTATGCCTTGTTCACACCATACAAGTACAGACTGGTAGGCACGATATGGTCGCCACTCGGGGAGTCTGGTCTTGAGTTTGGGCGAGTTAAATACGCTGCTGTCCCAACGCTGATCGTACAATTCCCAACCACGCTCAAAGTTGCCGGTCTGCAACTCAATCAGACCCATCGTCCACTTGGCATCTGCACTATTCGGATCAAGTTGTAAGGCTCGGCTAAAATCTTCTTTAGCCTTGTCCCAACGCTTCATCTCCCAATGCACCCGACCACGCTGCACAAAGGACGCTACGACTAACGGATGCAGTTCGATGATCGTGTTCAGATTCGGTAGTGCGTCGTCAAACTTGTCGCCATCAATGTTAGCGAGTGCGTCCTTGAACATATCTTGTAATGATTTCACCAGTAATCTCTCCCACCTCGTTTAGCTCCCCATGACGGGGGCGGTACGTGTGCCCATTCTTTTCTACGGTACTCATCTGCCCTTCTGAAAAAACCTAGTATCCACCTGATCATGCAGCTTCCCCTTTTGTGACTTCGTAGTTTTTCTCGACCACACCTTTATCACGATTGCCGACAAAACACGAACGTACGAACGTCTGTGCTCCGCTCGACAGGTTACGCAGGTGTGCCCTTCTGAAGTGATATCTCGGACCATCGCGATCTCCGCCACTTCGATTACCCAACGTCTCTTTCACCGTGCCGTGAGGTAGTCGTAATACGTGATACTCGAAACCGCCCACGCCCTGCTTCTGCAAGGTGCGAGATCGGGTGTAGGACTTTTCCTTACGGAGTTCCAACACCGCGCCTACGTTCAGCGCATGGCAAGCCTGAAGCACTATGTTCAAACAACCTGAATAGACCCCAAGCGCAGACTTTGCTGTATCTGATCCATCCTCAAAAGGTATTCGTTCCCCAGTATACGTATTGCCAATAGCCAACTCAGTTGACCACAGCTTCTCCGCTGGCGAAGAACTTTTCATCTCGATGGGCGTGAGATACGTCGCGTTGCAGCTAGCCATGCCCCATCGCACGTTGGGAACAGCCGGGTGATGCCCTGATTTATAGCGAGAGAACTCCATTATCATCATCGGGGTGCGGTGCTTTTGGTTCTTGTTACCCTCATACGCTTCGTTGTCGAAGGCATCAATCTGCTTGTAGTCAACTGCTAATATCAGGATAGCATCCGGGGCATCACCACTTTCTACACCTTCTCGCTTCGTAATCTTATCAGTCAAAGGTAATTCAAAAGTAGTAAATAAATTGGGTAAACCCGCTATTGACTGACACTCTTGCGGAGTCGGAATGTAATTCCCTTCTCTGTATATTTCCCCATTCGGTGGAAGCACTAGATGCGTAGCCGCACGAACTAGTTCGCCATAAAACTTGTAAGCCTTCAGCGCATCCTCTTCGAACGGCGAACGTGTACGAAACGATTTGAGATACTTTACTAATTCGTCCAGATCACGCACTAACTCTGCTGCGTACTGCGGCAAGTAATCTTTCTCAATCACTTTTTCACCTCTCGCTCGGCCAGCATCGCATCTGCGTAGGAATACGCGACCTTCGCTGCTTGCTCGGGGCGCAGCAGGACACCGGATGAAATGATCAGAGCATTTAAACTCTTGCTTGCCATGTAGTCTCGAAGTGTCATGCCGTGTCCCCACCATGTGAGTCGCTCGGACTCTAGTTGTGGGAATGCAAACTCATTTTTGGGTTTCATCTGCCTTCTCTCTGAACCAGAACGTCGCCACCCACTTCTCGCCCTTCACCACAGGCAGTCCTGCATGAAGCGTCCGTGTCGAGGGATGCGGCCTGTCGTAGCTGAAGAACACGCCACTACCCTTGCGCGCCGCGACCTCTAACCCGATGTCGGTGAACTGTGTGCCACCCCCTTCCTCGGGCGTATTGAGATAGAGCAGCACCGTTCCCAGTCGCTGCCCCGTCTCTGCGGTCAGTTTGGTCGCGCTCTCCGTGCTCGGCAGGAAGTAGTCGTGATGCGGGTCGTATCGTCCCCCGATGCCGTAGTGCAACACCTGCAGCCCTTCGTGGTGCTTCGGCGTCCAGTCAAACATCTTCACCAGCCTATCTTCGATCCGCGCCACGGTCGGTGTCTCGGCCAACTGGAAGAACATCCCGCGACTGATGCGGTTTTCACTCGGTACGCTGTTGCCCGTTGTTGTCTCAACGACTGACGAATCTGTCAGGCGCGGTGTCGCATCCTTGATCAGCGTGTCGCACTCTTCGTCTGTCAGCAGGTTCTCCAACACGAGGATCGGCGGCATCTTCAGAGCCATCGACACACTCACGGGCGCGGGGAGATCGACGAGTCTTGGGACTGCGTTGATGGATTTAAACAACTCCCGCTCGCGCAGAACGTGCTCGATGATGGCCGGAGCAACCTTGACTGGCCACCCCGCCTCCACCATTGAGTCCACCATCGACTGCCGTTCACAGCCACGGTCTACATTCTCAAGAACCCATGCTCGCCATGAGTCGTTGAGCACAACGGTACTCACGCAGACTTCCTCGCATCGATCTCACGCTGCAGATACCACGCAGCCTTCTCCAAATCCTGCACGGGGTCGGAGGCTTTCTTACCCGCACGGCTGACGTACTTGATGACGTTGCCCAAGCGGTAATTTAAATCCTTCGCCTCGATGAAATCGATGGTCTCGATGCCGCCTGATTTGTAATGCGGGGGATGATTGACGAGGTCGGTTGAAGACGTTGTCTTTTTGTACTTCTCTGCCAAGTCATTCCTGATCCACCTGTACTTACCGTTCTCAATTTCAACAAAAGTCAGACCGCCCACAGTCGTACCTACCATGTCTTTATATCGCTCGATGCTGTCGAGCGCGGTTTTCGTCTCCTGCACCGCCTTGATGATCTTGGAGGGCTTCTGCTTCTTCGCGTCCAGCCACTTCACGGTGTACACACGGTTCGGTTTGATCTTGAGCTGCGCTGCGATCTCTTGCGCGGTCTTGCCCTGCTTGAGCAAGCGGCGAATCTTATCGGTCATCTTCACGTTCAATCTCCTTGCGTAGGTTGTCTACGTTTGTTTCGTCGATCACAAAGACGCGCCCACCCGCGTCTCTGATCCTTTGCATGGTTGCCTCTTGCAAGGCGGTGGGCTTGTTTCCTTTTGCCTTCGTCTCTATTGCGAGGAACTGGTTTCGGTAGCAGATAAGAAAGTCGGGCGTTCCTGCGTGTCCGTATCCCGCGCCCACAGGCATGGCGTAATACGCACCGATGTCGGTCAGTATCTTTTTGACCTTGGCCTTGACCTTGCCCTCGGGTGTCACGCTGCCATCTCCTGCACCGTCATCAGCAGATCATTTAAACGGTAGTACGCATCGCTGCTGTAGCCGCCCACGTTCCATGTGGTCACCGCCTCGGGCGGGATGCCGTTACCCTCACCCAGATAGCAGTCGCCCTGCTTCCAGTCATACACGGTGACGACCGTAGACTCGCCGGTCTCCTCGTCGTACAAGCGCACCGCCCACTCGACCTGTGTCTTGTAGAAATCGCTCCGCTCGGGTTCACCTAACACGCGCACAAGCGTGTCGTAGTCCACGTTGATATGACCTCGAAGTGAGGTTCCATGAACAGCGACGTTGCGATCTTCAACTCTCATGACGCTTGGCCTCTTCTTCGAGCCGCGCCATGAAGGCATCGTACTCTTCCTCTAACTCTTGTTCGGTCGGAGCATCGAAGGGCAACTCTAACTGCACAGGGACGCGCTGCGCTTCTGCTTCGCGCTGCTGCATCTCTTCCTCTTGCTGCTTGATCCAAGCCTCGTCTTGATCTTGGTCTTGCCACCACTCACGCGGCATATCTGATTCGTTCATGATGCTTTTCCTATTAGGTTGATATATCGAACTACCTTACATTACCAATCTACACAGTTTTTGCAATCCCCGAAATAGTCATCTCTCATGACGGGTATTTCTTTTTTCGGTTCCTCTAACACGATGCGCTGCCCTTGACACTTCGGACACAGTTCGGCGGTGTACGTTATCGGTCGCGATCCCATCTCGGTGTCGATCATGTCCCGCTCTTTGACGTAGAGCGGCTCGGCAAACGTGTGCTGACAGTCATTGCATTTAAACATCGCTTACTCCTCGAACATGGATTTGTTATCTAGTTGATCGAACTCGAACAGCACCTCATGTACGGTCGAGACAGACAGGCCAAGGGACGCAGCGATCTCGCTCTCCTTCATGCCGTCCTCGTAATACATCTCAATGATTTGGAAATCGGTGTCGTTCATAACTTTATCCTCGATACCTTGAGTGCGTAGGCTTTGACCCTTGCATTGATAAGTCGCTTTCCCTCGTCGTCGAGTTCTCGTGTGAGAAATGTGAGCAACCTGTCTGCGAAACCCGCATGGTATTGCGATAACTCGTCCTGCGGTTCGACGATGGCTGCTGCTGCGACGAACCCCACAGAGCGCATCTTGTCTTGGAAGTACTTGACCTCGGCCTTATCTTCTTTGGTTAACTTTTTCATGACTGCACCTCCTCGACGCGCAGGGTTTCTTCCTCGTAGTCTTCGAGATCGTCGGTCAATTCGGTTGTGAAGTCCTCGTGCGCTATAGCAATAGCGGCCTCCTGATCCTCGGCCTCGACTCGCAGGGTCTTGGCCACAATCGCTCGGACGGTTACGTCGTAGGTCTTCATGACTTCACCTCTTCGACGTTTTCAATGAACTCCTCCGCATGGACGCAGCCGAAATCGGTGAAGGCTTCGTCATCCTCGTCCCACGTTTCGACAGCGATGTCATGTGCCTCCTCGCCTGTCTTGGCCTTGACCTCGATCTCGTAGACCCGGTGCTCTACACGGCAGAGCGATACTTTGTAGGTCTTCATGATTTAAACCTCCTCCGTTGCTTTGGTTATGGCAGATGTGAAATGGTTGTTAAATACGTCGAAAGACTGTGGATCGCCCAAGCCCTTTTTCCAATCGGCGCGCACACGCTGTATTTCTTTAATCAATCGCTCGGCTTGATACAAACCCTCCTCTTTTTCGTAAGAATATTTGTCGCTCACCGCATACCAATACCATTCATCATTAGTCATCTCACACCTCCTCGCCTTCGCGAATCCGTGCCTCGTCCACCCAAGCGGCTACCGCCGTGACAGGGGACTGCCACTCACTCAACACAAGCCGCTCGATCTCATGAGCGACCTCGTCCACGATCTCGTCGGCCTCCGGGCTGTCGGGACTCTCGATCCCGGGGAACTCGAACACCACTACCACTTGTAATGCCTTACTCATGCTGCTTCTCCTGTTAGTTCGACCAAGCCACGGCTTGGGCTTCGTCCAGTTTCTTCTCGATCCGTTTCAACACGGCGCGGCTCTTCTGCCACTTGTTCATGACCCGGGCTAATTCCCGCTCGATCTGCGTGTGGCGGTCGAGGGCTTTGGCATACAGCGCACCGGGGTCGCGTCGGTTGGTCTTGTCTGCGATCTTGATGGCGATGTCCATGATTAATAAATCCCCTTCGCTTGTTGTAACTCTTCAGCCGTGAAGACCTCGGGTTCGAGGTTGTGTATCTCGATCAA